ATCTGCACAATAAAAAATATTTTCTGTAATTACTTCTGCCGCCATACCCTTAAATACAAGTTGTCCGTTCATTTTCTGAATTGACAAAACATTGCAAAGTTCATTTGCAGGAGAATCAACAATTGATAGCTCCATCAAAGAGTAGTCTTTAATAAATCGTGTTGTCTTCCCTGTAGCTTTATTTACTTCATTGTCTGCGTCTACAATCTTTCCGCCGATTGAAAATCCTTGTAGGGTTCCGTCCAAAATCTTTTCCCATGTATCTTGTGCGCCCTTTGATACATAAACATCAACATAAATTCCATTATAAAATTCTTTTGACTTTGGATCATAATATGTTTCTGGCTTAAATGAGAGCATCTTGCCAACAGCGTTTGATCCATGCATTTCACGAATGTTGCCACGGAAAGATTCAAATGCCTTAAGTGATGCTTCTGCAAGAACCACATCGCCTGTCTGATCTAGATTGTCTAGCGTTGCAAATCCAGAAACAGTTCTCTTTTCACGATTAACCTTAGTAAAGGGTACGGAAAGGCTGATATTGTCGCCATGAGAGGACCACAAAGATTTCTCAATATTCATATGCTTAATTATAAATTTTTATATATAAAAAGGCAAATAATCAGTTGCCTAATAATTATTCGACCTGTCTACCTGCACCCTGCTCATTTCGGCCTTCTCCAGAAATATCTGGCGAGTTATTCTCTCTTTCCTGATCCCGCCTTCTGGTATTTCCAGCCTGAGCCCTTACTTCTGACTGTTGTTGTGGTTTTAAAACTACAACCTCATCACCACTATCCAAAGCCACCAGACCCTTGCGGGTTCTAATTTCATTTGGAGTAATTACCTGCATTCTCAAATATCTCTCATCAATCTTAGATTGAGTATCTTCATCCGTGAGAGCCAATTCATTAAATTTAAGTTGTAGGGCATCTGTCATTTCTTGAATAAGTCTATTTAATTTCTTTTCAAGAATATCCTGTGCTGGACGACATACCTGCTCTTTAAATGTTTTATCTGCATCTCTTGCTGCCGCCAAATTAATTCCTTCTGGAGTTCCAATTTTATTTATTGGGGTTCTATGAGCCATCAATATTTCATCACGGTTCATTTTACGATATGTGTTAAATGATGACTCTTGGGTTCCCGCCTCAACTGGCTCCATCTTAAATTCTGTCTTAGAATCTGGAGTATCTGGCGGTAGTGGAATATAGAGTGAACGATGATTCTTTCCCTTTAATCCTACCTGGAAAAACTCAAGCAATTTACGCTCAGACTCCGTAGAAAGCTTTGCGCCTTTTACGGTAATAATATATCTTGGAACAGCCTTGTTCTCAAAATAATCAAGGTTGTACTTGCTTGCTAATTCATTTCCAGCCATTGCATTTGAGGCTGAAACAATATCTGGGATTCCATAATAATTATTTTGTGGCGTGTATTTCTTAATGTGAATAATCTCATTAGGTCTATCTAATCCGCCTGCAATTGGGTTAGGAGTTTCCTGATCTCCAAAGTTTCTAAAGAATACCGCCTTGCCATAAAGCAATTGAACAAAGCCGTCACGGAGACGTCGGACACGCATTGTCTTTGACGGAATATGTCCAATATATCCAATCTTGCCAGAAGTTGTTCTGCCTATTTCTAAGAACCCGTTTCCTGTTGCTTCGATATCTGTATAAAACTTAATTAATGTTTCTTTAAATGTTTCTTCTTCATTGCAATCTTCTAGCCAGTCGTGTAGATCTTGACGAATTCTGTCTAGCTTTCTACGTGCTCTAACAACCTGCTCATCAGACAATTCTTCCATTGCTTCAACGGTTCTGCGAGTTTCAATAAAATCAAATCCTAGTCCTACAATATTTGAAACCTTAGCATTAATTGCTGCGTAATTGTAAGGAGAGATTTCGTATATCTTAGAAAGATACTCAAGGTTGTATGGGGGTTCGACAAGATCGAACATGGCATAACCTGTAATTGCCGCCTGCAATAAATTCTGTTGTGTTTCTGCGCCATCAATTCCAGCAAATCTTTTCTGGATATCTCTATTCATTTTACGACGAAATGCTGGAGAGAGTCCAGAAACCTTTACCAAATCATCGCCTTCTATTTTAAATGGATCATTACTTTTTTCAATTGGCTGATTATGAAACCTCATCCAATCAGAAGTATTAGAAATGTGAATTTCCTGACTATTGTCGTCTTCAATATAATCTGACATTATTTGCCTGCCTTTTTCATTTCGTCCTTGTAATTTCCAATATCGAGCGGGTCTGGGACCAATCCCCATTCCAGCCTCTGCTTCTGGTATTCAAATTCTTCATCATCAATCTTTCTTCGACCTGATAAAAATTTTGGCTGACCTTCATAAATACCGTATGATTGAACCGCATTTGCCAAAGCATCTATCCTTGCCTTGTTGTTTTTCATGGCAGTAACAGAAAGGTAATTTCCGTCATCATCGCCAATCCAGCGTCCATCTGGCATTTCCCAGACGTATATACCTAGGCGGGTCTCTTCTCCAAGATCAGTGTATTTAATCTTTCCAGTATCCATTGTTTTTATTTTACCACTCTTTATGGTCTAAGTCCAGCTTTTTGTCATGCTATATGACAAAATTATACAGATTGGAGCACGATCCAGTCATTATTATAATATACTGGACTCAATTCTGTCAGGGTGATTGCAGATTCTGATATTGATTCTACTGGCTTACCTGTATATAGTTCAAAATGTGTCTCTACCTTATCCGCCGTTAATTCAGAATCGTATATAGCAATGTTCTTATATAAATTGCTTGGGCCACCAGTAGTTTCATAATTAAATTGAAGAGTCCCAGATATTGAATTTGTAAATATAATAACGATATGATGAGGCTCTTCTTCTACTAAATAATTAGTTATATCTGTAGCCGATGAGACATCTACATCATTTATGTATACCTTGCTTATATTGGCCTTAGAAATTGCTCCAGAGCCATTCCAGCCGAATCTGGTGGTTGTACCTCCAGATCCATACAAAAGGGTGCTAGCGGCCAACGTAAGGGGTGTAAAGAGCATTTCTACAGACTTCACAGAACTGGCGGTGGTCAAATCAAATCCAGCTCCATCTTTAGCCCTAATTCCATTCATATAATTACGAGATAGAGTAGGATAATTTAAAGATCCTAAATAATAATCTGAATTAGATGTAATTTTGTCTCCATAATTATCTGCATAAATAGTTCGATCTGAATAAAATGTGACACAGAAAAATGATAATTTAGGCAAGAACTTGCTGGCATCTGCAGTAGACATTGTTATTTTTATATAAACCTTATTGTTCGAATCAAAGGAATCTTTTGTATATTGTGGTAATGGCTGTCCATTACTGCATGCCGCCCAATTTATTCCATCAACGCTTGACTCTACGGATATTCCTAAATCATTTCGCCATTCAACCTTAGATGTAACTAATCCAATTTGAGACGGGATTAAGAAAAAGTCTTCCATAACAAATGTTTTAGATTGAACGGTTTCTGTTTCATAAAAAGTAATATGTCTTTTATTTATATCGTAATAAGTGTTGTCATCTACAAAATCTGTCCATGGTCTATTTACTGGATAAGAGTAATCAAATGAGGCACGAATATTGGCATCAGTACCACTAAATAAAATTCCATTGTCTGGATATACAACATGAATTGGAGAAACTGTAATGTTTCCATCTACATAATGACGTCTCAAAGACGCAGGAGTTAGACTATATCGATATACCGCTGGAGCATCAACAATAAATGTGTCTCCTGAATTTAAGGTTGGTCCAGCCTGTAAAGTCAATGTAGTATTTATAAATTTAAAATCAGATAAAGATTTAGAAGCAACTGGTACTGAATCAACATATAAAGTAATTCCATTTACAGAATATGTTCCAGCAAGGTGTAGGGCTTTCTTGCTATATGGCACACAATGTCTAACCAATTCTGTGTCAGAGACACGAAATACGATATCGCCTTTATGCCAATATATCCCAATGTCATTTGTGGTATCTGCAAAAAGTGGAGTTTCATCAGATGATTCTATTGATTGATTAATCCAGACTTCTAGGGTAAAGTCATTATCTGATGTATATTTTGTTCCGAATCCCGCCCCGACATTTGCGCCATAATAATCTTTTGTAATTGGAAATGTTGCATATGCGGTATTTGTTATTTTAGTTCCAGAAATTCCGCCAGGAACTAATGGCAACATATTTGTTACAGGAGATCCAACATATGTTCCATTATTGCCACATCCAGATATATCTGCGGCGGTGGTGCCAGAAGACTCATCGAGAGGCCAAAAGCCAATCGGG